ACCTGTGGCTTCCTTACCTGATAAAAGACCTGCATCCCCTATCTTTTCAGCAAAGACAGCAAGACTAGAGGCTTGTCCTGTTTGATACCTCGTTAAACTAGACCCACTTTCTTCTAAAATCTTTTGAGTTGCTTTTAAAGACTCAGCTGATCCTGTCTCTAAACCTTCCTTTATTATTTCTTCCGCTACTTCCTTTGGCCCATAACCTAAAGCGGCTTTGGCGGCTAGATATGGCCCTTTTAAATACTTACCTAAAGTTAAAGTTGCTACATCAAACCCTGCGGATATTAAAGCTTCTTTAACAGCAGATTGAAAGTCCAGTTCTTTACCTTCCAAAACATCAGATGTTAAAGACCCTGCTCCTGTCCCTACTGAACCGCCTATGATTCCCCCTGCTACCATTCCTGGAGGGCCTAAAGGAATACCTGCCGCAGCTCCTGCAAGACTGCCTCCAAGACCCAAAGGTATTTCCATGTTTCCCTTAAGGAAATCACCTACGTCCTGATACCAAGGCAAGTCTTCTTCTGTAGGAGTTGGTTTTGGAGCAAAGTCTTCAAGAGTAGCCAAGCCGCCAGAAATTGCTAAGTCTTTGACTACTTCTTCACTGGTTCCCACAGGTACGTCATAAATAGTTTCACCGTTAGGAAGATCAACATCATAAAGTTTACTCATTATTTCCCCGCTCTTTTTTTCAACATATCAAACGTTACTTTTTCGTTTTCGGGTTCAGCATCTTCAGGATACATTTGCTTAATCAAAGTATTAAACTCTTCTACTGTTTTTGTCTTTTGATATAATTTTGATTTAAAAATAGTATCATCAACTTTCTTTTTAAGCTGTCGTAAGATTCCTTTGTTTGCGGGGTTTCCTTTTGACATTCCTGCATATATTGCATCAAGACGGTCTGCTTCCTGATCAGAGATAATACCACCAAACAAAGGCTTTAAAGATTCCATCATGTTGAAACCAAGTATAATTTCTAACTGACCTTTGTCTGCACTCTTGACACCAAAAAAGCCTTCTAACTCAGTAGCCGCTATGTTTATTGGCCCTCCTGTTTCTATAGAATTTAACAGCATTTCGGCTTTTTCTAAATCAACTTTAGAAGCGCTTAAAGTAGGTATAGAATCTATCGCTTGAACTCTAAGTTGCCCATAAGTCTTTTCTTGCGCTTTTGCACCTTCCTGACCAGCTGTTCTGGCTGTCTCGCCTTCAGGAGTTAAAGCAAACTCGCCCCCTGTTACTCTAGTTTTACCAACAGGTTGATCTGGCCCCTTTGTTCCTATTGGAGAATATGTGTTTTCAATTTTTCCTGTATCTTTATTAAAAGCAGGAACCATTGTAAACGCATTTTGATCTTCATCTTGAACAGTAAATGTAGTTCCTTTTAAAAACCCACTACTCTTAGGGTCGTTTAAAAAATCTTTAAAGTTAGAAGGATTTAATTGACCAGACTCTGCAAGCTGTATTAAAGCAGGTTGAGCAGGAAATTTGTTTCTAATGTATTCAGAAAAAGAAATCCTATCAGCCGCTTCCTTATCTTCAAGCTCTTGTTTTTGAGCCACAGCAGATTCTTGAGCTTTAATTCTGTCAGCCATTTGTGCCGCACGTAAAGGATCAACACGAGACACAATGCCGACTAGCTTCTTCATGTCATCCGCGTTGTTTAAATCTAAACTTGACAACTCTGCTTGCATTTTTTCTTGAGGAGTACGCATATCTACCCCAAACAAGTTATAACTTAAATCTCTAGCCCCTTTATTCATTCTTTGAGCATTTGAAGCTGATTGTTGCAATAGTGCTTCTTTCCAGCTACCACCAAAACTTCTAGGCTGTTCGTTTAAGGGGGTGTTTGTAAGCAAACCTACTAAATCTCTACTAGCCATTTTATTCTCCTATTATCCGAAAAGACCGCCAAGCGCACTACCTATTGCTCCACCAACTGGCCCTCCTAGTGCAGTACCCGCGGCTCCTCCTAGAGTGCTAAACAATCCTGATTTACCTCCACCCTGTCCTGCAATGGCGTTTCCAATACCTTGAGATTCAAAGTAAGCTTGCAAAGCCGCTAACTCTGCCTCCGATTGAAGCACTGCACCAGCTTCTCTACCGCTTTGTGCTTGCGCTGATATAGGAGTAGCTGTTTGAATTAGACTACTTAGCTCCTGCTGTGGTTTATAACCTAGACCCATAAGACCACCAGCTAAACCAAAAGCTTGTTGTCTGTCTGCTTGAGATTGTCCATAAGCTTGATAAGCCGCTTCATTACGTGCTTGTTCTTTAGCTAATTCTAGTGCAAATTGCTCTGGACTACCACCATACTGAGAAGTCATTAAACCTAGCCTACCTTGGCCTCTTAAACGGTTCTCTAGCTCAAGTCGTTGACGTTCTTCCTCTGGGCTTTGTATGCCTCTTATTTGCTCATATAAAGCCTTTTGTCGATCAAGAGGATCACCGCCTAGCTCATCTAAGAAACCGCCTGTCATGCCAAACAGACGGTCTTGTAGAGCTTGTTGTTCTTCAGATAGGTTCATATCAAACCCACCTTGTTCGTTAACATCCGCACCACCTAAGCTAGATGTGACACTAAAGGGTTGAAAACGACTAGCCTCAACTGATGCATCGCCTATTTCTTTTCCTTTACCTAAAATATCATCACCTAATTTTTTCATATCTTTAGATAATGCTCTGTTGCCAAAGTAGCCTGAAATAGCGTTTCCTAAACCACCAAAGTTCATCCCATCAAACATACCGCTTGCACTACCGCCTGTTGCTTGTTGTGTAAGTCCGCCACCTAACATTAGTAACTCCCTCCGCTAATTGTACCTGATAGTGTTCCTGTGAGGCTACTTGCTGATAGTGTTGAAACAGTAACTACACCTGTGAATGTTGGCCCTGACAAGTCTGCTTTAGTTGCAATAGCTGTAGCGATAGAGTTAAACTCATCGTTTATTTCTGTACCTTTTACTATTTTACCTGCACTACCTGTTGGTAAATTATCTTTAGCCATAAAGTCTGTGGCTTTTGTATAATTACTCATTAAAAAAGTCTCCCTAATAATACGTTTATATCAATTTTTTGTATTGAAAATTCACTACCGCTAATTGTAGACTCTAAACCAACAGTGACTACGTTTCCATGTCCTGAACCGTGTACATTAGGTACTTGAGTTTGAGTACCTGCTGTGTATTCAGAAGTTGTAACATTGTATTCGCTTACACCATAATAAGCTATGTTTGGGTTAGTTCTTTTAGAGTTAAAAGTTTGTTTGTAATAGGAGTCTGAGTAATCATATCCCCAACTTAATACAGACTGTGCCTCTGCATCTCCAATGATTGTCATTTTAAACTTCTTAAGAAACTTAATGTTTGACGAGTTTCCAAAATCTAAAGGATTGCTAAAATAAGATAAAGGATAAGAAGAGACTGAATAAGTATACGTACCGCCAACAAGAGTACACAAGCCGTCTACAAAACCTGTGTATTTGTATATGCCGCCTTGTCTTCCCATATATATAAAGCCTTCCTGCGTTCTTGTATAACACAACGCAATAGGAGTTGCCCACGTAGTAACTCTGTGTGATCCATCAGGTAACGCCTGTCGCATATCAAAACAGTACGTTATGTTGCCTGTAGGTAAAGTTAAAAGATAGAAGGCTTCCTCTGGGCTATACAAGGACTTAACAGAAGATAGCGTAGAGTCTAGTATTCTTTCCTCGTTGACCTGCCGTACTAAGTCATTCCTGACGTTTCTGCTTATGTCTCTCATCGGCATAGACTTTTCTTGAATGACTCTACCAAAGCTACGCACACCTGCGTCAGACAGGAACACAATGTCAGTACCTGTGTGCTGTACAGAATCTCTAGCAACACAACCTACACCTTTGACAGTATCATGTAAAACCATTGTAGTAGGATTGTCTGCACCTGAATAAACAACAATAGACATCCTACCAAAAATAATAAGAAAGTTATTGTGTGCCGCAAGTGCTACAACTTCATCATAACCAGAAGGCCATACTGTTGTTAAGTCAATAGCACCTGTAGAACCACCATTCCAATCATTTCCATTAAGAAGGTCTGACCAGTATATAGTATGTTTATTGCCTGTGATGTCTGCTATCCATAAACGACCAAAAGCCGCTAATACTTCATTGGCTTGATAAGGAGCATCAACACTTCCTGCAATTAGAAGAGTAACTGTGTGACTGCTTCCTGATCCTGTTAAAGTCGGAGAAAAAGAGACTGCACCTGTTGTTTTATAAGTAAATTTAAAACCATCAGATGCATCGTTTAATGCTACAGTAAATAATAAATTACTATAATTAGAAGCACCTTGTATTGCAGTGACTTGTTCAGCAACACTAGTGTAGGATGCAGATGCTATACTAACTGTTGTAGTGCCGTCATTAACTACAAGTGTTGTCGTCTCTGAAGCTGTTGCTGTTGCATTGAATACCGAAACAATACCATTAGGGCCGTCAAAACCTGTAACTGATGTCAGCTTAACAAGTCCTTGGCTTCCAGAATCAGTGTAAACTAAAGGCTCATGTCCTGTCTGGTAAAAATAAACATGATCATTAAAGTTTACAATCTTCCACTTGTTATTATTTATAGTGTAACCTGATGGAGTTATGTCAGTTAAAGTACCAACGCCACTAAATATCTTATTGTTACCTGCTGAGAAAACAATCTTATCTCCGCTTTTATCTAAAGATTCAAAGATTGTCTCTACTTTTACAGTGTTTGTACCTACTGTAGAAGCCCCTGTAGTGTTCTCAGTTGAAGACAGCAATACTGAGCCTTTTCTAGCCCCTACTCGTCCTAGTTTATCAATAACACAGTTAGTTGCAATAGACGCATAGCTAGGGTCAAGACCCACAGGAGAGTCCTGCGTGTTGATACCTCCAAACGCAGGTGCATTAATTGTTACATTCTGTAGTTGTTGAGCCACTATACAGGTCTCCAAACAGTTTCTTCTGGATGTCGAGCTACGTCAAATGCAATCATGTCGCCTAGTGTTTGATCCGCTATGGCAAACAGTTCTGCTGATGATGTACCGCCAGTTTCCCCTCGCTCTCTTGAAGCTAAAGCAACAGCATAATGTATTACAGGATTAGAAGGCACATGTAAAATTGCTGAATCTTCAACTAGTGTCTCTTTCTTATCTATAGTGTTGACACGTATAAAATAGTTATCATCTGGAATAGGATATAAATCAAGGATTGCCTCCCCATTATCATTAAAGCCATTCCAAGAATAATAAGCAGGAGAACCCTTAGCTGGAGGATTGTTTAGAAAAGCATTGTTCATCCAACTAGATGTCACAGGCTTTAAGAAATAATTAGATGTGTCATTTATAATATCAAGAATTTTAAGACTGATGTCAGAACCTTCAAGCTGATACCTAAAAATATCAGTTGTTGTGTCAATAGTAAAAGTAGTTCGTAAAGCTGACCAATCCCAAGAGTCCTCTACAATCCTTTTAGAATCATTTACAAACTCTCCTATTAACCTTGAATAGCTATTTTCTGACACAGACTGAATTGTATCGTCTTCTCTTAGCCTTCTTAGTACACTCTGTACAAGCTGTAAGTAAGTCATTAGATTGTGTATCCTTGCTTTGTTAATTGCATTATTTGTCTCTCTGTACGCCCTTAGCTTTCTCTACTGTTCTCATGGCTCCAAGACCTAACATACCTAAAAGAACAGGCATCATTTCAGATAGAGCAATTAAAGGTATTACTATTTCAGATTCAACCAAGGCTAGTATAAAGTTAGCCATAGGAATCAAGATAAAATTACCTGCCATGCCCATTGCACAAATCCAGCCTACTGCTGGCCGCCAACCCGCGACAAACATATTGTTATGTGCGGCTTCCACTTTGTTTACTTCAAGCTGTCCCTTGGCAAGCTCATGTGCGTGTCTTTCTGCCATTGTAGCTATTCGGTGAGCTAGTAAGTTTTTCTGATCTTTATTCTCTACAAACTTATCTAATAAACTTGAAATAGG